TCGGCATCACGGTTGCTCCGGATCGTCCCAAGGCTCATCCGGACCGACGTCGGTTTGCACCTCGCCTTCGCCCTTCTCGCGTTCCGCCTTGGCGTCCTCCCGCTCTTGCTCGCGGCGAGCCTTTTCGGCGTCGCGCTGCGCCTTGTCGGCCTCGCGTTCGGCCTTTTCCGCCTCGCGTTCCTCGTCGGTCTTCTTCGGGCGCCCGCGCTTTTTGGGCGCGTCCTCGCCGTCCTCTTCCTCGAAAGCCTCGTCGAAGTGATTGCGGAGCTTGTTGGCCGCGTATTCGTCCGGCACCTCCGTCACCTCGCCGCGCTTGAAGGAGAGGCCGTAGAAGGTGACGCTCTCATCCTTAAATTGCTCGCTGCCGACAAATTTGAATTTCGCCACTGGTTTCTCCTCCTCATCGGGAAGCAGCCGATACTTGACCATTGCAAGCATTCCTTAAGGTAGACCCGGGCGCGATACGTGCGCCCGGATAGTAATATCAAGCAGAAGCAACCGCCGCGAACCAGCCGGTGACGACTCCATTGTCCTTCAACACGTCGAGATCATTGGCACCCGTTCCGAATTGGAGCTTGCGCACGCCCATGATCCCCTCGATGGCGATACCGTATTTATCGCCATAGTCGAAGGTCTTGGTAATCGTGTGCCAACGCTTACCGTAGACGATGGCGAGCGCCTGCGCGCCGCACAGATACACAGGAGCAGTCTCGATTGTACCATTCGTCGTGAAGCCAATACCTGGCACTTCTTTGACGATAATTCCGTCCCACAGAATATCCCCGCCCTCAAAGAGCCTATTGTTCTCGACTTCTAGCGATACCTCTCTTTGAGCTTGCGTGATCGTGGCATTCGTCTTGAGATCACGGAATGCGCGCGAGTTGGCATAGGCCACGTAGTACCGGCGCCCCTTGGTTTTCTCGACCCGGATCGGCGTGATTTTCGGGTCGGCCAGGACGGCCATTTCCTTCATGAGCGACAACGCTTGCGGCGTCAGTTTATCGGCGGTGTTGTCGAGCGTGATCAGCGCGTTGGCGTGCGTCACGCTGCCCGCCGTGGCGCCGTTGTTGGAGCGCGCCGCACCGTAGAGCACGCGGTCGTAGTTCGACGTGTTCCAGGTGTTGCGTGCGCCGGCCGCCGCCGATGCAAACGCCACGCCGTCGATCGACTGAAGCGCGTCGATGAACATTTGCTCCGTGTCCTTCATCGCCCAGTCTTTGAGCGTCGCACGGGCCGCATCACGAAGATCGATCGCCGATTTGATCTCTTCCATCTCGGCAATTCTTACGGCGTTCCTTCTTTTATCAATGTAGATCCTCTGAGATCTACTCGTCAGATCCTCTTCGAAACCCTCCAGCATATTGCTCCCTAGGATGGGAACATTCGTCAACCGGTTGACGAGGGCGATGGTCGTACTGTCGCCCTTGCCCTTGCCCAAGACTTCCTTGACTTGGATGACCGAATTTTCATCGGAGCCCATGCTTTCGGAGAATCTGTTTTCGGTGAGGTATTCGGTGAAAAACTTATCTTCCCAGCGCTGGACCCGTAGGCCCGTTGCGGCAACTGTATCGGCCATGATTGGCCCCTATGCGAAAAATCCCCGCGCTAGCGATTGCCGAGGATGTCCTTGATGCTGGCTGGCCCTGACCAGGCCGCGCCGTTTCGGGAGCCGACGCTTCGCGCCGCGCTCAAATTGGACGGCATGACGCTCGCCGGCTTGGCTTGCCGCGGGCTTTCCGCGCCAATCTCGTCCGTCACTCGTCCCGCCCGCAGTTCTTCGAGATATTCGGCCCGTATCCGCGCCTTGTAGGCTTCCGGGTCGGTGCCAACTTCATGCAATACCGATTGCCGCTTGTGCCACTGCACCATCGCCTCGTACTGATCCGGCGAGCGCATGATGCGTTGATAGTCCGCGCCCCAATTCGGATCCGTTTCCCGCGCCGCCTGAAGCGCGTGATAGGCCGCCTTGACGACGTCCTCGCCATGCCGGGTGATCGCGAATTGGCTCTGCACCGCCTCGCGCTGGCGTTGAAACTCGGCTTGAATCGCCGCTCGTTCCTGCGCGACCTTTGCCTCGATCCGTTGGTCGATCGTCAGGTGCGGGTTGTCCCAATCGAATTCCGGCGGCGGTTCCGGCTGTCGCGGTTGCTGCGGCGGCTGTTGCCGCTGTTGCAGCACGGCGTTGGTCAGGTCGGAGAGCTGCCGGCGAAGGTCCGCGACCTCCTCCGTGTAGCGCTTCGCTTTCTGACGTTCCGCCTTCAGCGCCTGGTAGGGCACTGGCCCGTGATCGTCATCGCCGGGATCGCCCGGACCGTGTCCGTCGTCGTCGGTCGGTTCGCGTTGCGGAGGGGGCTCCCCGGGTTCCCGGCGCGGCAAGGATTCGTCGCGTTCGGACGGAGGCTTCTCTTCCGAATAGTCGACCTCGATTTTCGACGGCGTTTCGTCAATCGGCGCACCTTCATCGCGCGCCTTGAGGATGTCCTCGGCACTTGGCATTGCAGTTTTCCCTATGTGCTGATGCGCTCAGCGAGCGAAGCGCCCGTGCGGCGGCGACCCGTGGGGCTCACAGAGGCTGCTCTTTGCAGCCCAATGAGCCTTTAGCGCCCTTTTAGGCTGCCTGGAGCAGCTCGACGGCGGCGGCCCGTATAGCGCTGCACGCCGCTTGGCGATGTACAGAGCCACGTCATTCGATGTTGCCGCGTACCTGTTTTCCGTGAGGTAGTCGGCGAAAAAATTGTCTTCCCATTTCTGGATCTTGAGCGCCGTCTCGCTTGGCGGATTCAGCGCCGCGTCAATCAGGCGTTCCGTGCGTTTGTCCATCACACACGCGGCAAGCATCCGCAGCACCATTTTCTCAATCTGCTTTTGTGCTTGCTTGCGTGTCATGGCGGTCCTCAGTCGGCGAGAAGCAGGAGCAACAACTCCTCTTCCTCGTCCTCATCGTGAATCGCGTGGAGCATGGCGACCGTTTCCGGCGCCGGCTTTGGAAGAGGTCGCAGCAGCACCAACCCTTGCAGCCGTGCCTCGCGCTCCTTCTCGAATTGCTTGCGGCGCTCGTCGGCCCCCTTGAGTTTCCGGGCCATCGCCTTCGAAGTCCCGCCCGGCCCCTTGGGCACCTCGCCGGCATCGAACGCCGAGCCCGACATCGAGACGCCGCGGCCCTGCATCAATCCGACCGAGCGTGCAATGGCCGCCGAGACGGCCAGCGCTTGCCCTAACCCGGAGCCGGTAATCACGCCCGACGCAAAAATCCGCGCGTCGCCGGTGCCGGTCATCGTGCCGGTGCCGGTCATCGTCCCGGCGCGGCTGATGGCCCAGCGCGCCACCGCACTTGCACTGCCGGCGCCGGTCATCGCGCCGACGCTGCCGGGCGGCGCGTCGCTTGTTGCGGCCACCAGTGCCGCATCGCTCAGCGCCGTCGAATCGAACGTTAGTCGAGTGATATATCCGTTGAGATAATTTGTGCCGTCCGAACCGAGACGTAGTTGCGTCGGTGTCGGAATCGTCGCCGTCGTATCAACTTGAACCGCGCCGCCGTTGTAAGAACCAGCAATGTCGTTCAGTTGAAACGAAATGCCGATCTTGCGCGCTGTCATGCGGCAATCGTCCCGAGATCGAGGTCGGCTTGGTCAACACTGTTGTCGCGCACCTTGGCTTTTGGGTCGCTGCCACTGCTATAAAGAAGGATCTGCTCGGCGGTCGAGCCGCCGTCTGCCGAGATAATCGCGCGCGTGCCGCTAGCGGCGAGAAGGGAGAACTCCGCGACGAACGTCCCGGCGGAGGCGTTGAACCAGGACGAAAAATTCGTTCCTGTCATCACGGCGACATCGGGGGAGCGGGTGACGGTGCTGCCGCCCGTCGGGATGTATGAAGTCGGGATACCGAGCCCACTCGTGCCTTGGATCTCGAATTGGCCGCCCCAAAAGTATGCCGTCTTGCCTACCGTCACCGCGGCGCTGCCGTCGGCATCGCAGACCCCAGCGTTCCAACGCTCGGTCCCGCCGGTTGGCGCGGTGCGCGTCAACCAGCAACGATACCAACCGCTGCCGACATTCTGGATTCCCGCACTGACGCCAGCCTCGACCGTGCCAACGACGCCGGTATTGAGGTTAAACCATGCTTTCGGCGCCTCAGCCGGTGCGCCGATCAGGCCACAGAGATAGAACCAATCCGTGGTGCCCTTCTTGGCAAAGACGCTCATCACATAGGTCTGGCCATCAGTGACGGCAAAATTAACCGTGAGCGTCGCAGGGCTCGCCGAGACAGTGATCAAATCTGCGGTTGTTGTTCCGTCCGGCGCAACGGTCTGGTCGGCGGTCACCGTTATGCCCGTTTTGGTATATGTCGCGTTGGTGAAATCCTGTGAATTCGTCAAACTATTCGTGAAAGACGCCTCGATCAGCAGCCCCTTGGCGGCATGGCTGACCGGGTCGTAGTCGAAGCGCGGGGCGTGCACCTCCACGGTCGTGGTCTTGATGTAAGCCGAGGGCGTCGTCGTCACCCCATTGGTCCATTCAAGCTGGGCGCCCCAGAGGTAAATGTCGCCGTTGGTGGTGTTATTCCCGTTGTTGTTTGCCTGCGTGCCTCGAATGTATGACCCGGTGATTTGAGTGGCCGATCTCGCCCAGCAGCGATACCAGCCGTTGCCGGCATCTTCCATCCCGCTTGCAACCCAATCCGAGCCGCGCGTTCCCAACGTCCCTGTTGCGAGGTCAAAACAGGCCATATTAACGGAGGGAGTCACTGTGGAAGTTCGAGCGAGAGCTAAAAAATTATTCGTTCCGGCCTTTGCATAGACGCTGATGATTGCCGGTAACGTCTGGCTCCCTTGCCCATTAAGAGCTGCACTTATCGCAACCCCGGTGACGTGGTTAAGACGATCCGCAGTCATCGTTCCATCGGGTGCAAGCGCCGCGTCAGCCGTCACCGTCGCGCCGGCGGCTTTGACCCAGCTAGCGTTGTCGAAAGTCTGCGACTGAAGCTGGAGATTATGCGCCGCGTACTTCAGCAGCCCGTCGCTGCCGTAGTACGTCCCGAGCGAGGCCCGCGAGAAGGTGATGCGCGGATCGAGGGTTGGCGTGGCAGTAAAGTCGAGGTCGAGCGTGACGGCCATCGCCTAATCCAGCTGTATCGTCGAGGCCGTCGTGAGGATCGGCGTCACGCCCACCGCAACGTTGATGTTCGGCGTGACCGTCCCGGACCACCACAAGGTGCCAGCGCCAGCCGACGCCGTGCCGATTGACCAATGCGTGACCGTCGCCGTGCCGCTCGTCGCAGTCGGGAACGTGATGTTGGCCACCGGACTGACAATGCTGCCGGACACCGTCCAGCCGCCCGGCGTGCGCGGCACACCCACGCGCGCGTAGGTGCCATACGTGCACTCGCTCGTGGACTGCGTGCCGGCATCGCCCGGGTCGGCCGTATGCAATCCGACATAGACCGTGGAGACCGGCGAGGCAGCGGCGTTGTCCGCGAGGTTCGCAATGGACACCGCGTTGAAATAAAGTTTTAGGATATCCGTTTCCGTCACGTCGGAGATTGTCATGGCTTAGGCCCCTTTTCGGCTGGCTTCTTGGCCCGCGCCTGGCGCAGCCGCACGAGTTCCCTCGTCACCGTGTCGCGATGCTGCCGGTTGCCATCGTCCACCGCCTTGATGGTCGCGCCAAGCTGCTGCATCGCCTGCGCCATCGCCGCGAACTGGCGTTCAAGCCGCGCCGTGACGTCGCCGCCCGATTGTTGCGGCGGTTGGTTGGCCAGCCTTACCTTGGCCTCGCCGGCCATGCTTTGCAGACGCATTTTCTGGCCCGCCTGCGCTTCCTGCATCTGCGCCTTGCGCATCTCGCTCATCTCGTCGATCCGCGCACTGTGCGCCGCAATCTGCATCTCTTGGCCGTGCTCCTGCGCCTTCATCGCCATTTCCTGGCGATGCGCCTCTTGTTCGAATGCCAGCTTTTGCTGTTGCTCCTGTGCCCTGGCCTGCGCTTGCATTTGCATCTGTTGCGCCTGCAACGCGAGCTTTTGCTCTTCCGGCGAAGGCGGTTGCGGTTGCTGCGCGGCCTCTTGCTTGCGTTGCTGCATCCGTTCAAGGATCTGGTCCTTGTTGCGAATGTTGGGCGCCGCCTGAATCAAGTCCTCGAAACTGATCTCGTTGTTGACGTCGACTTTCTTGAGTTCAACGAGCGCCTGCCACTGCTCGATCTGCGGCGCGACCACGTCGCTGACGTCATCGATGTAAATATCTACTTCGCTTTGCGCGATGTTGTTTTGGATGCGCTGTCGCCCGGTCATCGGGTCAATGTCAGGCACCTCGATCGGTTGCCCGTCAGGCCCCGCCACGGGTAACTGAATCGTCGCCGGCTTGTTGATCGCCGCGAACCGGATGTTGCGCTCGTCGTCCGTAATGCGTATCCACTTTTGCCCCGTCCAATACTGACGAATGCGATTCCAGACCATGCGATAAACGCGCTTGTCGAAATGGCGCAGATTATCGAGAAGGTCGCCCATCTCGATCATGCCGCCTTGCTGGCTGGCCATGATCGCGCGACCGGATGCACTCTCGCCCGCCTCGCCTTGCATCGAGGCGTT